CTGGACAATCTTATGTTAACACAAGCATCGGAGGAGTAAATTTAACTACAGCTGGATCTCCTGCTCTTGGCAAATATGGTGGTTTTGATGATAATTATTTACCAAATGTTTTAATTGGTGATTGGTTGGCAGGATATGAATATTCAGATAATTCTTACCCCCAAGGATTTACCTATGCTAAAGCTAATGCAATTCTTCAGAGTTTAAAACCAAAATTAGGAATACCATAATATGAATCTTTATTTTTTAATTTCAATAAATAGCGATGGAACAGGAACCATATATGAAAGCCTTCAGCCATTTTCAAACGTTGTTGCTGGGGTGGCGCAATTATTGCCGCCTGAATTTTTAAATATTAGCGGATTTAATAACTTAGAAACTTCTGGCCCAGATCTGTTGCTTGATCTAGGTTGGGCTGGCAGATCTGATTTAGGTTTTTGGATAGCTAATTTTGCAGTAAAGCCAACAACAACATATTATAAAAAAATAATAACAACCAACACAATCAATAATGTTAATAAGACTGTTGATGTGACTTACTCCGAACAAGATCTAACTGAGATAGAAATAGACATAAAAAATAAAAAAATGAGAGCCTCTTATGTGCCAGTAAGAGATTCCTATCTTAAATTAACTGATTTTACCCAACTTCCAGACGCACCTATAACAGAACAGGCTAAGAGTGATTTTCTAATTTTTAGACAACAATTAAGAACAATGTTTGATATTTCTGATTATAGTCAACTAGCTTGGCCTGCGATTCCTACGTCTGCTCCAAATATAACTATACCACCATTTCCGCCAATAGAAAAATAAAGTTAGAACTCTTATTCTTGTGTAATTAAATAATATGAAGGTCGTTGATATAGCTCAAGAAATTTATTTTGATTTAAATAGCCCAAGCGATTTAAGTCTTGCCGCTATTGCTTTTTGGATTAGAGCCAATGTTGGCAGACTAAACAGTATAGTATTCTCAAATTTTAAGCTAAATGATAGCTATGAAATAGTTGATTCGGATAATGGAGATGCAGAAATAGATATCAATGCCGCAGCTATCTTAAAAAAGATGTATATAGTTCATAGATACTCTGTAATCATAAGATCAAAATTAACAGCTATAGACTCCGATGACATCGTAGAAGTAACAGATCAAGATCAAAAAGTAAGAAAACTAGACAAGACTCAAATAATTAGAGCCGTCACAGCAGAGAAGAAGATAGAAGAAGAAGAGCTACAAAAACTAATCAACGCATACAGGACAAAGAAGTCTGCGCCTGTACACGTTGTTGGAGACGACATTGTTGCTGGGCAATACCCAGATGTTTTCCCATATATCAGATCCGGAAGAACTTACGGATATACAGCTTATTGATCTTGGCTATCAAGCAGTTTATTTATTTCTGCAATTTCAAAGGCAATTTTCTTTTTGAGATTTTGAAGCTCAACTAGAATTTTGCCTTTTTCTTCTGGAGTTTTTGCTTTGAGCGATTTAGCTTGAATGCGTTTGGCTTCACGAATATAAAAATCGCTACTCTTCAGAATAGTTTCGGCGTAATCGTCCATAAAAAATTTGGGGGAGCTTTTGGCTCCCCCGTTTCAGTTATCGAGTCTTTCGAGCGGCTCGCTTGGTCATGGTCTGCGGATCAAGCGCAGACGCAAAGCCGAAAGAGTTTCGCGGCATTCGCTTTGAATCTACACGATGCTGATTTACGCGAACCGTCTTTGCTACGTTGGTGATTGACAACGCTCCGTTGTTAGACTCTTGAACTGTTACTGTATATGTATTGCTCATGGCAATATAGTATGAATCAGCTACTATAAAATGTCAAGATTATTTTATAGGAATTACATTAACTTTTTCTTGTTCTTTTTTAGGAACGATTATCTTTAGAACGCCATCTTCAAGATGAGCAATAGATTCAGAAACGACAGCAGAGTTTGGGAGCTTGTATTCTGCTGAGAATGGGGTTCTCTTGTTTCCTTGCTTTGGAGAAATAGTGACGCAAATAATATTTCCCTTAGAAGTAACAGTTATTTCATTCTTTGAAAAGCCCGGAGTGTCAAGCTCTAATTTGAACGCCTCTTCTGTTTCTTTCCACAAGTCTAATGTTAGGTAGCTGTTGAGTTCTTTAGTCAATTGAGTTGATGATTTAAGTGTGTAATACATAGGTGTCTCAGTTAAGCAAAGGATATGCCACTATATTTTCTTTAGCTTTTCTATGTTTTTGCGAGCTTTTTGAGACTTGCTGGGACGCTTTGTCGCATTGAGTGAGTCAGCGGCGAGAAGCTCTTTCACAAGCTTAAATAGCTCAAGAACAGAAGCATTTGAAAAATGACTATTTTCTGGAGATACTGGAGAAGTGTCTTGCCATTCAATAACAAAATCAGCAAGAGCTTCTAACTTTGGGGTATGAGTCGCCTCTTCATTATTAACTGGAATAGAATAAGATTTCTTGAAAGTAAAAGTTTCTTCTAGTTGATACTTCTTGACATGAATTAAGATGCCTTTATTTTTTTTGATCCAAGCGACTTCGTCGTTCTCGTATTGAGCGTGGCGAATATCTGGGATGCAAATTATTCTGTCTAGTTCTATTTTTGGAAGAGCGGAAATTTTTTTAGATAGCTTCGAAATCCAGTGGGTGCCTTTAGTTTCTTCGCGCTTTACCTTAGCGTAAAAAACCAAGAAATCTCTAATAAGAGCCTTCTCTTCTCTTGAACATAGTATTGGATTTATATTATACATTGACTTTAAGGCTTCGCGGCACTCCTCCTTCAACTCATCAGCCAAAGCCATGCGCTCAAATGCATATCCAGAATCTTCAAACAAAACTCTTAGCATATTGCACAAAGAGTCTTTGCCGTCTCCTGCTAGTCCTGATATTCCTATTATTTTATTCATTTTAAAAATACATTCCAATCTATATGGTTTTTGAAATCAATAGCATCACTTGCCAATCTTGGGGCGAGTGGTTTTGGTTTTCTAATAAGTTTCAGCCCAGCTTCTTCTGGCGTTTTGCTGCCCTTTTTAGAGTTGATATCCTTATGGCACAGTACCATATTTTCCCAAGTATTTGGACCGCCTCTTGATTTCGGAAAAGGATGGTCTATATTTGCTTCTTCTGGCTTCAATTTTTTACCACTGTATTGGCAAATACCTTGATCTCTAAGCCAAATATTATTTCTAGTAGGACGAAATGTTTTTACGGGTACTTCAGAGTACTTAGACGAAGCAATAATAGTCGGCACTCTTATAGACATCTTGCTTGTACGAATTTCTAAATCGCACTCTCTTACAGGAAGAGTTAGCCACTCGTCCCATTTAACAGCTTGAATATCTTCTATATCAGAAAAATTTAAAGATCCATCTTCATTTTTCTTATAGATCACATTTAATGCTACACAATTAGGATGCACCAATTCGCTGAAGGCATCTCTTACAGATTTAACTCCAATTGGTTGCCATCTTTTATTGAGGCACAAACAGATGATTTTGTCTTCTATTCCCATTGGCATAAAAATATCAATCTAAATCCAAGTAAAGTCAAGATTTTTTTGACTTTTTTGTGTCAAAGATTATAAATTTATGATGAGCAAGACCACTAAGAAGAAGGCGACCAAGAAGGCCGCCGCAAAGTCAGGAAACACCGGCAATGCTGGAAACGCAGGAAATCTTGGAAAGCCAACGAGTTCAGGCGGCGCAGGTTCAACCAAAAACGCCACTCTAAATTCAGGTAACACTGGAAACGCAGGAAATCTTGGTAAGACAACAAGTTCCGGTAGCGCAGGAAGCGCAGGCTCAACAAAGAAGCGTTGATCCTACGCTAAACATACACGGCGCGTCGTTTGACGCGCCTTTTTATTAATAAATGATGAAAGACTCGTCAGCGGAGTCTTCCCAGTCTAGAGACTCTGAAGCCTTGGCTTTTCTCTTGAACTGGCTATAGCAAACAGCAATCCTTTGTTTTTGATCGGGAAATTCTTTTACCATCGAAGAATCTCCGACGCATCTGCTGACGAATTTTTTTTGCTCTTCTGATTTTTTAGGTTTCATTAGTGGCATATAGTAAAGTTACACTAAAATTAAAGTTTATACTCAAAAGAAAATCCATAAATAGTTTTTCTCTTATATTTTGTTAAAACTTGTTGTATTCCTATTTTAGAAAATCCAGTCGCTTTAGATGCTTCGTCTATACCTAAAAATTCATTTATTATATGTCCATCTTTGTCTATTTGTATTATTTTTTTCTTGTGGCAATTTTTAAGTTTTTCAATATGTTTTTCTGAAAATTTTTTGTCTTTCCAAAATCTGGGGTTGCTTTTGCTCAAGTTTGCTAAATGGCTTTCAGAAAATTTTTTATTTTTCCAATATTTTTTATGATTTTTAGATATTTTTTCTTTAGTTTCTTCAGATATTGTATTTCTGTCGGCTATTTTGACTAAATTATATCCAGAATTTTGCCTAAAACTTTGATAAAAATTGATCCAGAATTGCTCTTTCTCCTTTAGTTTTTCAGCTGCGCACTCTTCTATTACATTAAAAGAAAAATTTTCTCTACCGTATTTTAACCAAGCATTTTGAAGTTTTTTATTAAAATGCTTTTTTAAATCAAGTAAAGAAAAATGTTGATTTTTTCTATGTGCTAAATTATTGGTCGAACCAATATAAATTAAATTATTTGATTCGTTTAATATAGAGTATATGCCTGACTTTCTGATCACATATATTATTACACATGCATTGCAAATCAATGCGTGTTTATTAATCTAGAGACCTTACATCAAAAATATCAACAGCAACTAAAGTGTTGCCATTTGATACTATAAATGTATCTTCGTCTTTAACATCTACTACTTCTCCTACCCACTCTCCATCAGAGTCTAAAACTCTTACGGGTTTACCAATTAGCTTTTTGTTTATGTCTAATCTTTTGCTCATTTTAGTTGTATTTTAATGTCATTAATAGGGAAAGAAAGATAAACCGCGCTAAGATCTTTTCTAACATCAAAAACTTCTCCAAGAGAAGAAAGCGTTTCTTTATCTAAACTATTGATTTGCTCATAGTACTTTTCTTCAAATTTAGCGTCTGGAGCTTTTCCAGCGCAGGAGCAAGAAGATATAGATTGATGACAAAATTCTAAAACACTGAATAGTTTTGGTGTGCTTATTATTTTATCAGGGTTTTCCGACAAGAAGCGGCAAAACTCTATGAAGCCTTTAATTTCTAATTCCATTTGCGTCTATTATTAATAGTAAAACTGAGTACAAAAGAATATACACATAATAAACAAAAAATAAATCGTAACTGAAATAGCAAACAAAACAACTGGTCCAAAATCCCAAGCAATAAGGGCAAGAAATAAGCCTTGTGACAAAGTTGTTATATTTAAAATTCAGATACTCTAAATAATTTGTTTTTGGAGATCTTAATTTAAAGCACATATAATCGATCCTTGTGCTGTCGGAAAACAAGCGCAGAAGGCTTCCGTACTCCATAAGAAAATCTGTTCTATAGAGTAGGAAGCTAAATGCAGCGCAAAAACACGCCTTGATTATGTCAGCCTGTATGTCCATAAGCGCCATCTCCTCGCTTAGTCAATGGTAGGTCTTCAGCCTTAACAAAGTTAACTTGACTGCAAGACTCAATAATTATTTGGGCAATCTTATCGCCAACTTTAACAGTAAAGTCATTGTTATCTGTATTATAGAGAATAACACCAATATCGCCTCTATAGTCAGAATCAATCACTCCAGCCAAAACATCAATTCCATTCTTATATGCAAGACCGGACCTTGGAGCAATTCTTCCGTAGTGGTTCATTGGAATAGCCATACTCACATTGGTCTTAATCAGCTTGCGGCCAAATCTAGGGACAACAACGTCTTCTGCGGCATATAAATCATAGCCCGCTGAGAAGTTAGTTCCTTGAGTTGGGATCTTAGCTAAATCAGAAAGAAGTTTAATCTTAATGTCCACGCCAATATTATGGTCTTGTAAAAACAAAAGTCAATTTAAAATTTGCATTTTTTTATTTTTGATGCATCTTATTGATGTGAACGTCATAGAATCATATCAACTACTTTTAGAATACTTCAATACAAATACTGTATTCAATATCAAGAAGAACAGAAAAGAAGCAATTCTAGTTTCTGATAATGAAGCTGAAGAGAACGCTTCGTTGACCTGCGCCTTGAAAGAGATGGAGAAGGCTGGTATTTTGAGGTCTTGCACAATTGAGAACGAGCAATACTGGGTTCTATTTAAGTCTATAGAATCATTTAACCAAACAATTGAGCTAAGCGGATTGGTTTGTGCTGGGATAGCGAGCGTAATAAATGATATTTGCGATAAACTCGAAAGACCATCCGAGAAGTGCGACCCGTCAAGCATCTCCGAAAAGGATTTAAAGAATTTAATTTATCTTGCTTCCAAGGCTACAGTTAACAGCCTGAAAGAGTAAGCTTGACTTTTAGAAGATCGCGTTCCATCATGCAGCAGCTTGATCAGTAGAGGTAACCAGAGCAAAACCATGCTCACTTAAGGATAGTATCCTTATTTAAACTCGTAAGAGACAGCAAGCCCGTCAAAAGACTATAAGGAATTGGAGGAAACTCCAGCGTGTGTTCGGGAGAGGTCGCGTCGAAAGAGCCTTATATAAAACTACTAGAAACTTTCATCCTTCTCAAAGGAAAAGGCAAATGGTGGAGTCGAAAAAAAGTCATCTACGCAAGATCAAGCTAACATAGCCAAGAGCACTCGCAAGCTAAACGGACTCACTAAAGCCGGAGATGCGATGACTGAAGCGGGTATTCTTGGGTTAAATAAACTTAGATAAAAACATCTAAGTTGACCTACTATTGCTTTCTCCTAACTCAAGGAAAAGTTAATAAAGGCAAATGGTGGAACATAATATCAAGTGTAATACTTTAAGGTTTAAGGACCAAGGATTATGGGAAATACTAACTCTAAGGATAAGGAAGACTTAGCTTTGATTAAGAAGATTAAGTCTAGTAACTGCAATGATAGTTTCATGAAATTATCATCTAGCTATGAAAATTTTTACTTTTCTATAGCAAAGAAATACTACATCCCGCTTACTAAGATGGGAATGAGCAAGGAAGATATCAACGTAGAGAAAGATTTTATTCTTTATAAAGCAATTCAATCTTTCGACGCGAAGCAGAAAACGAAGTTTTCTACATGGTTTTGTAATTGTACAAGATATCATTTCTTAAACTTTATTAACTCTAACAAGAAGTACGTTGTATCTGAGGATAAAACAATTGACTTCATTAATGCGCAGAATGTCTTAATTACAGTTGATAAGAATTCTGAGACTGTTGATTATATTGACTCTCTGCTTTCGTCTATGAGAGACAATCGAATCAAGGAGATCTTTAAACTTAGATATTTTTCTGGTAATGAGAAGCTCACTACGTGGAACAGAATAGCTAAGAAACTTAACATTAGCACTCAGACTGCTATTAACTTGCACGAAAAGGCTAGAGTATTCCTAAAGAATAAAATCGAGAGCAAAAATTCTTTTGATTTGATTTGACTTTTTGGTATGCTAGAGTCATAATACTATGCAATGAGCGACAATAAGACTGAAACATCGAAGTGGGACCAACGTGAAGTTGGAGCGCTATGGACAAAGATTAGTAAAGATAAGACCCAGAAGTACATGACTGGCCATATTAATACTTCCCTAGAGGGAAAGATTGATATTGTTATCTTCTCTAACAAGGAAAAGAAGTCCGATAAGTCACCAGACTTTAGGATCTATATTTCCGATAAGACGCAGAAGCCAAAAGGAGACA